CTTGCCACCTACCCACTGCCTAGAATCTAAAGATGCTGTCAAATTATCTAGCGAAGACGAAAAGTTATCCAGTGCCTCCAAAGATGTTGACGGGGTAAAAACATCAGATATGCGATTTACGTTTGTGTCCACATAACTCCAACGTTTTGTTTGAGTGTGGTAAACAAGTAAGCGATACCCTTCGTCTGTAGGATATCCCCAAATCACAAGGCTTCTGAATGGGTCTACTGCCGTGGACATCTGGGAAATTACCTCTTCTCTTAAAGAAGACCAAAAAAATCTGTTTATTTTTTCTGCGCCAATAGCTTCTAAATTCTGGCCATCGCAAGAGTAAAAGCCATCATCTGACAAAAAGTATGTAATGCCTTTCCATTGCGCGACTGAGTTGGACTCATAACACCCTAGATTCCTAGAAATGTTGTCAAACTGAAATATGAGAGGAGTTCCAACATACGACATCCGCACGATAGACTTTTCTAACAACACCAATCCAAACTCACCCCCAGTAAGACCACGAATTTGTCCACCGTCAGGAATCCTTTGGAAGTCTGACTGCGTAACCGCGCTAGATGCCCAAGTCGTTGGGTTGTTGATACCAGACCACCGCACCTCGTCAGACGCAGATGTTGTATTTCCTACAACAACAAAGTCTCGAACCACCGTAATCAGTTTTGCAGTAGGAGCACTCGCGTCCAAATCCGCAAAGTCTCCAGTAGTTGTCAGGTCGTAATACTGGAGTTTGTTTTTGTTGTTGCTTGCAATAAAGTAATCGCCAAACCGCACAAACCGCCACTTGTCAGTTGAAGTATAAGTCGAACCAGAAACATCGTCCAAATTGTTGTTTGACGAATTAAACAGCCACAGTTTTGTAGCACTACCAGCAAACAGACGAACCACACCCGCATTGTCTTTGTCCGCAGCAACGCTGTTTAAGTCCTCTGTAGCCGCATTAGAGTAATCTTCCTCGTTTGGGAATGGGCCATAACCAATAGCTTTTGGAAATACATTTAGAGCATTTGTCAGAGCACCAACAACGCCAGGTTGGTCAGGTAGCCACTCTGTAAAATCTATCCGCGTGATTGCCATTGGTTAGACCCTGATGGAATTAAAGACCAAACATTGCTTTCTGTCGGCACAAGTGTCCAATTATTTGTTTCATCTGATACGGGCTTCCATTCTTCGCCATATATGTAACTATCAGAAAAAAGACTCCCATTTGCCTGGACATTTCCAGAGCCATTTATGATGATTCCACCCAAAGCCGATACGTTAGAAATTCCAGAAAACTCTGGCCGAAACGAAAACTCTGCATTTGAATTCGCTGTTAACTCGCCAACACCAGACAATTCAACAATAAAATTAAATTGCCTTGCACCATTTACCGTTAAACTGCAAGTACCTTGAATTTGTGCGCCACTTAAAAATTCTTTTGCTCCAGTTACCTCTAAATTTCCAACGCCCAAAATTGTGGCTTGTACCGTTTTTGTTCTTGTAGCCGTTGCAGCTAAAGCCCCAACTCCAATTATATTTGCTTCGCCGGTAATCCCAGCCCCAACAATTGCTGAAACAATTAAATCACCTTCTCCTTGTATTGATCCAGAAGATTCTAAAATACAAGTGTTGGCTGATTCATAAACTGGACTGTCTAAACTGACCAACAGGTCATCTATTGACCCAAACGCATCAAGCTGGTCTAGCGTCCACGGCCCGCATTGATCTGCCATTTAGTCAAGGCTTGCGGTAAGGGACGAAGTTGGAATCTTGAAAATATCGCCTTCGTCAATTGTTTTTGATGTTGTTAATGCTGTGTGCATAAGCAAATTGCCAGATGATAAAGCATCTAACAAACCGATATGCGATACAGTCCCCCAAGACGCGGTGCATTGTGGAAATGTCACATCCGCAGAAGACGTAACGATTCCACCAGTTGCGGTGGTCACAGAAAGAATCTGACGCGCATACGAGCCGCCAGAAACCTCTGTACCCGTTCCAGCATCTGTCGGGTCATCAGTAAACAGCCCGACATAAACGGTCGTGGGAGAAGTGTAAGAAACATTGCGGAGAACATGGTCAAGCAGCTTGTTCTCTAGGTAGTTGCTAAGTTCGGCCATTTTTTACCTCTTGGTAACAGACATAGATAAGGGAACTCCCGCATATTCGCTTGAGTTGTCAGACTCAGCCAGGGAGGTAATCGCGCTAGAGTAAAGCTGCGTCCAGGTTGCTAACCGCGCATCATTCATAATATAAGGCTCTGCCTCAAGCAATGCTGCATACAAAAGCGCATCTGGGCAGTTGGCCATAAACACATTGCTTGCGTTGGTATCGCTTAGTGCCGCGGGCTTAGCGTAGTAAAGAAGCACCACGACATACGCCGTATCAGGCTGTGGGGCTAACTCAAACTCTAAGCCGCGCTGCGTATAGAAAACAGGCTTACCAGACTCATGCGGTCTCGCATCTCTGGTAAACGCACTAGGGGAAAGGTACGACAGAGGCTGTCTGGGACTCACATCTACATAAAAGTCCCGCACGCTCAAGAAATCACTAGGCAGACCTACTGTTCCGTCGCCTGACGATGTTGTGCTACTTACTGTCTTGAGCATCTGGCGCAAGCGAAGTTGCCGCGCAAGACGAATCTCAGCAAGAGATATAAAGGTCGGAATCTGTGCTGTTAGGTCACTTCTTCCGAGATAGTTTGCGACCGTTGTTTTGAGGTCGCTGTAGTTGCTTAGACTCATCTTTGAAGTCTGCCCATGAATAAGTGTACTGGCCTATGTGACCGATCTCTTGCGACAGAGTGTGATCTACCCAGGTCTCAAAACCCGCGTCATTCGCCGCAACACAGAAGTGCACATCTTCACCCAGAGTCTTGCCTCCAGGTAACTCGTAAAAGTAGAACCAAGGCTGCGGAGTTTTCCTAAACACTTCAGCCTTTACCAGCATCACACCGCAACCAATCGCGGTGACACGCTCGATTCCCTGCTTGCCTTTAGAGTTTATGGAGTACCAATGGTTCTCCTTCTTCTCAAAGTCAATCTTCAGATTCTTTGCCGTCGGGCCTACAGGAACCGCCCGAGTCGTAGCATTTACCCCAACAATGTCTTTATCATGGGCTATCAGTCGCTCAATGGTATTTTTGGGGAACCGCATATCTGAGTCTATCCACAGAATGTAGTCACACCCACCATCTAAAGCCGCCTGCGCCAGTTTGTTTCTTTGGTCAAATATCAGGGTTCCAGCAACGGTATATATCGCCTGGTCGCCCTCTCGAAACCTACTGTCATAACCGCAGAGTGTTGCAAGATCAAACGCCGTCCCAATCATCATATCCCCACGGCTGGGGATGCAAATACCTACTCTCATTAAACTCTCCCAGGTCTGCTCCGAAAATGCCTATTATCTGGATCGTTTAACCATGCCTTGAACTTCTTCTGGTCTACAACAGCGTAGCCGCGCATGATACTTTGCCTGTTCAGTTCTATGATTACTGAGTCAGGTATCCAGCCAATATGCTCTAATTCGCTCCACTTTGCCCGTTCGTCCGTAGCCGCATAGCGCGACTTGTTGGACTCAAGCACAGCGGTAATGTCCTGGGTGTTCTCTATGATGACTTGGCCGTTGTCGCCTTCGTAAAACGAGGTTTTGACACCAGCCCAGTTTGTATCTTCGCCGAGTTTCCTCATCGGTATCCTAAAAAAATAGGGGGCAGTTGCCCACCCCCTATTCTACACGCCTAAACTAAACAGTCAACTACAGAGCAAAGTTTAGGTCAGCGATGATGCCGTGTGCAGCCTCGTTGCGTACCTCAAGGGTCAGCTCAGCGATGATCTGGGTCTTCTCAGCGTCACCAACACGAGCCAGTTCGTTCGTGGAGAACGGACGGAGGTAAGCCATAGCAGCGTACTCAGGATCAAGTACAAGCGCATCACGAGTCCGCATAAAGCGGTCAGGAACAACCTGGAGAACGCCGAAATCACTCTGGTAGAGGTCAGCACCAGCGAGGATTGTGACCTTGCCGGTTCCCTGGGTGTTGATGCGATGCTGGGCAATACCCGTGAACTCCGAAACTTTCTGCTTACCAGCGGGAGGAACGACCAACAGGGTGGGCGTGCCGCCAGAGGTAAATACCTTCTGAACAACGTCTTTCAGGAGGGTCTCGGTAAAGGTGCGAGTCGTACCATCGCCGCGAGTGGATTCGCCAATCGTCGTGGGATCAGTACCAGTCGTGGTCGAATCACGCTTGTTGGTGTTGGTCTTGATCCAAGACAGCAGGGAAGCCATCTTACGAGCAGCGGAACCCGTACCAGCGTCACGGCCTTGGTTGGCAGTAATGGTGGCCTCGATGTCGCGCTTGATCTCGGCAGAAGCCTTGGCAAGCTGATAAGCCTTCTCAGACTTACGGCCAGCCTTGTCTACAGCCTCAAGCGTGCCAGAGATCATAACGGTCTTCTGGACGATCTGGGTGTAGTTACCAAGACGAACGGTAGGCGAAAGGTCAGCTTCCGTAGCGGTTGCACCTTCGACCGCAGCGTTGCCAGTCGTAGCAGCAGCTAGGGAGTCCGTCTGCCACTCGTGATAAACGGCAGTAGCTTTGCCTTTACCAATCGAGGACATGATCGGGGTATCGGTGGGGGAAATGTCATAGATGACATCGGTAAGGTCTTCACGCAGTCCGCGTGCGTCATATGTTTTGTACTGAGCCATGATTTAATCCTTTATAACAATCGTTCGAATATACGAGCCGCATCGTTCTTATTACCAGAGCGACGCAATTGCTCACGGAGTTTCTTGCCTTCCTGAGTCTCCCGCGCCTCTGGCGTAGAAGTCCCTGGGCGCATCATGCGAGGGGCTTGAGCGACTTTCTTTACCGCATCTTGCTTACCCGCAGTCAGCTTGTCGTATTGCATGGCTTTGTAAAGGGCAGTCACCGCACGTGAGTCATAGACCTGGGATAACTCTTGATCTGAGAACCCGATCTTCTTGGCGTAGTTCCGTATGTCAGTCCTGATTGCCTGACCCTTTGCAGGATCGGCCATCTCTGGAATCGCCTCTTGCAACTTTAGGCCTTCTGCTTGGAGGTGGGCGTTTAGCCTCTCCTGTTGCTCTGCCTGCTGTTGTTGGGCTATCCGTGACTGCTCCGCACGAACCGCTGCCAGTTGCTTCTCACGCTCGGTCTGTTCAGCAACCCTGATCGCATAACCAATCGGATCGCTTTCCTTTAGAGCCGTTAAATCCTCTGCCTTTTCGCCCTGCGAGAGCATCTGCTCAATCACACCCAGGCGTTGGGCATAGGTATCTCGGAGTCTCGCTGCTTCCTCAATCTTTTGGCGATCGGCTTCTACTGCCTTCCGAGTCTCCGCAATCTCTTGGGTCTTGCGAGTGTAATCAGCCGTCCTTGAGTAACCTTTTAGCAACTCATCCAGCGGTACGTCCAGCTCCTCCTTGCCTACTTTAACCTTGTAGGTGGGGGCTGGTTCGCTGTATTCCTCGCCATCCTCGTACTCTTGCGAGTCTTCAGATTCGTACTCTTGTTCAACCGCTTGCGTTTCCTGCTCCTCTGGGGCTTCTGGTTGGGCTTGCGCCTCCTGCGGCTCCATCAGTCCTAGAAACGATTCTGCGGCCTGGCTAACTGTCTTTGCACTCCCTTGCGGGTTGGTGTCTTCCATCGACTACTCCTGTTGTTAGAAAATCTTCCAGCGCTTCTTGTCTATCTCGGTTTGTGCCGCAATAGACTCGAGTGACGCTACTAATTCTGCTATCGCTCTATGCTTAACCAAACACCGTTCCCTAACGTCTATGTCTGACTCAGCACTATTTAGAATGTTACTAATATACAACTCTTGTTGTGTTTTCACAACATCTAGGAAAAACTCGTCTTTCAGTAGAGCCTTGGCCCTTTCTGCATAGTTCAAATGCGCTGCTCCCCAGGAATCTCTACATTGCTTGTGATCTCAGCACCGACCTTTGCCGCCTTCATTTGGGCTTCGGCCTGGAATTCCGCAATCTTTAGCTGGAGACTTGCCTCGGCCTTTTCTCGGGCTAACTGAATCTCTGCCGCCGCCTTCTCCCTAGCCAACTGTATTTCTGCCTGGGC